GAGGATTTTGACTACTGCATAGGCGGTTTTGATGCCGCTGACAGCGTTGACCTGAACAGCGCAAAGGCTGTGTGTATGCGTCCCGACGACCCGAAAATATATGTCAAGTCAATGTATTGGATACCGCAGAGAGTCATTGACGAGCAGGAGAAAGCCGGCAAGCGTGACGGCCGTGACAAAGTGCCATACGATGAGTGGATATCACGAGGCCTTATGAGGGCAGTGCCCGGAAACAGAGTTGATAAGCGGGTGATCCTGGACTGGTTCTTAGAGCTGAGAGATCAGGACGACCTCTATCCGCTGTGGATAGGTTACGATCCATGGCACGTTGACGACAGTCTGCTTCGGGAGTTTAAAGCAAGCTTCGGAGAGAAAAGTATGATACCCGTCAGACAGGGAAGCTTCACGCTCAGCCAGCCCATGAAGGACATGAGAGCCGACTTCCAGGCGCATAACATTATCTACAACGATAATCCCATAGACAAGTGGTGTCTCTACAACACTCAGATCAAGCAAGATGTCAACGGCAACATTCAGCCCGTAAAAGGCACCGACAAGACCCAGCGCATAGACGGCAGCATAAGCTTTTTGTGCGCCTATGTGGTTTTGCAGAACAACAAGGATAACTACATCAACATGAACCAAGGGGTTGATGATTACGAAGAATAAAGATATCAAAAAGGCGCTTGACAGCTACTTCACCCTCCTGTCAAGCTATCAGCCTGTCTATAGTACATACGCAGGCGGCATTTATGAAATGGAGCTGACCAGGGCGGCGATACACTGCTTTGCTACCCACTGCTCAAAGCTCAAGCCTGAGGTGGTGGGCAATGCCGCTCCTGCTCTGGGTCGGGTCTTGCAGTACCAGCCCAACCCCATCATGGACACAAAGAAATACCTCTACCGGCTTGCCACCTGCTACATGACCGACAACAACACCCTCATTGCGCCGCTGACGGAGTTTGACGAGATAAAGGGCTTTTATCCGCTGGCTGTGGGCAAGGCTCAGCTTGTTGACTACGGCGGTCAGACCTATGTGCGCTATGATATGGGCGGCGGAGAATACTTTGTCGTTGAGCTTGCAAGGTGCGGGATACTCAATCAGTTCCAATACACAAGCGAGCTGTGGGGCGAGTCAAACCTGTGCCTCAGACCTACGCTGGAGCTTCTTGACGCCCAGAATCAGGGCATTATCAACGGCATCAAAAACAGCGCCGTTATCCGCTTCATAGCCAAGCTTGCAAACTCTTTCAAGCCCAAGGACGTCAAGGAGGAGCAGGAACGCCTGAAGGAGATCAACTTAGGCATCAGCAACACGGCGGGTGTGTTCCTCATCGACCAGAAGTATGAGGACGTCAAGCAGATCGACAGTAAACCCTATATCATCAATCCCTCTCAGATGGAGTACATCAGGCAGAATGTTTTCACCTACTTCGGCACGAACGAGCACATCCTCCAGAACAAGTTCACTCCGGACGAGTGGAATGCCTACTACGAGGGCAAGATAGAACCCTTTGCTCTGGAGCTGGGGCTTGTGCATACGAATATGACGTTTTCCGAGCGCGAAAAGTCCTTCGGTAATCAGATATTCTTCAGCTCCAACCGCTTACAGTATGCTTCTATCAGCGACAAGATCAACTACGTCGTTCAGATGGGCGACCGAGGAAGAACGAGCATCAACGAGGACAGAGAGGTCTTCAACCTGCCGCCTGTCGAGGACGGCGACAGGCATTTCATACGCGGCGAGTACAGGCCTGTAGATAGCTACGACGAGCCGGCTGAGCCTGTGGAAACGTCATTACATGAATCAATCCATGCAAATGTCTGAAAGTACGGTCAATTTTGATAGCGAGGTGCAATAATGTTAGCAACAAGTCGGAACAAGGAGCTTTTCAACGATTATGAGGGTTTTGTTGATAAGTTTAAGCCGAAGAAAACAACGGACGACTGCTATACGCCGCCGCTTGTTTATGATGCTGTGGCGGATTGGGTATCCGAAACCTACGGCTTGAACAAGGATGATTTCTGCCGCCCGTTTTATCCCGGCGGCGATTATGAGTATTTTGATTATAATGGCAGGATTGCAGTAGACAATCCGCCGTTTTCTATTTTGTCGCAAATTATCAGCTTTTACATCGAACACGGTATCCGGTTCTTTCTGTTTTCGCCTACACTGTCCGGCTTAGTAAGATACTCGGACAGATGCACAGCCTTAGTGGTCGGGGTTGATATCACATATGAAAACGGCGCAACGATAGCAACAAGCTTTATAACCAACTTAGAGCCTGAAAATATCAGGATGCGAACATCGCCGACGCTATACAAAGCTGTACAGGAAGCTAACGTCAGAAACAGACAGAAGCAGAAAAAACAGCTTCCGAAATACTCATATCCCCTGAGTGTGGTAAGCTCTGCCGCTGTCTATCTGTACAGCAAATACGGCATTGATTTTGTTATTACAAGAGATGAAAGCGTCCGCATTTCATCATTGGATTCTCAAAGAAAAGCCAAAAAGTCTATTTTCGGATGCGGACTGCTTATTTCCGACAGATTGAAAGCGGAACGGGAGAAAGCGGAACGGGAGAAAGCGGAACGGGAGAAAGCGGAACTGTGGGAACTCAGCGATAACGAATTGAATATGATAGCCGCCTTGAATCAAGGCGGTTTTTCTATGCCCGGAAGGAGCTAATAAGATGAAAAATGAAAATAACAGTGGTAAAGGAATCGGATGCGTAGGATTATTTGTTGTGTTGCTTGGTGTAGCGTTTATTGTCATGAAAATAGCAGGTGTAATTGATTGGAGCTGGCTATGGGTACTGGCTCCCATTTGGATTTATGTCGGGTTAGGCGTTATTGCTGTAATTGCAGTCCTTATTCTCGCGTTTATCTCATCTTTAATTAACAAGTAAAACGAAAGGACTGATAATCCATGTATAACCTGAATGAGCTTGATGAAATGATAATTAGTGCAGTCAAAGAATCAATGCAAAACAAACAGCAAGCCAAAGCCGATTGACGAAAAGATAAAGGAGTGTTCAGAATGAGCATCTCACAAGCGGTAAAAACAAGTATAAACGGAGATGAATACTACACGCAAGAAAACGCCGTGAATATGATTGTACCGTATATTTTGCAGGGGGGGTACAAGAAAGTTTGGTGTCCGTTTGACAAAGCGGATAGCAAATTCGTGAAAGTTTTACAAGATGAGGGCTTTAAGGTCAATTACGGGCATATAGAAACAGGGCAAAACTTTTTTGACTACCGAGAGCCGCAAGGCGATATAGTGGTATCAAATCCCCCGTTCAGCAAGCGAGATGCGATATTTGAGCGATTGTATGAATGGAATATACCGTTTGCATTGATAATCAATTTTAACGGTTTATTTGACAGCAAAAAAAGAGCTGATATTTTCCGCAAACATAGAGTTGAGATGCTTATACCAAGAGGACGAATGAAGTTTTACCACAAAGAAAGAGGTTTGCTGAATAGCCCAAATTTTCAGAGTATATATGTGTGTAATAAATTATTAAACGATCAAATAGTCTTTGATGAAACGACTTTTTGACAAATAGCTTGCAACGTGGCGTTTCTTTGTGAGATGGAAGGAGCTGAACAGCGTGGAACTGCCTGAGATAATGAGCGAAGCCCAGCAGGGCATTGGCGGTGACTATGAACAATTTGCAATGAGCAATGAGCAATGTGCAGTGCGCTGAGAGGGCGCAGAAGAGCCGTGTGAGGCCTTTAAGGCTCAGGGAGGGTAATTTACCGCCTGACAGCAAAAAGCCCGCAGAGAGGCGTATGATTGAAAAGAGGCTATGTGTATGAAAAGCCCCAGTGTGATAGATGAGATCGAAAAGAAGCTACCGACAGAAATTCGCCCGTGCCGTTACTGCGGCGGCAAAGCAAAGGAATACGCATTTCCCGGCAGGAACTTCAAGGGCGAGCAAGGCTATATAGGGAAGGTGCGCTGTACCGAATGCGGCAAATCAGTCGAGACCTTCGGTCATGACATCCGAGAGGCGCTGGTCATGGCAAAGTCCTATTGGTGCCGGGGAATATACGACGTATAACGTGTTAAATCATAACGTGCGCGTGTTTGAATGCGTTTCAATGTGTTGCTCTATTTCTGCAAACTGTTTGCAAAAATCGTACAAAATGTATTGAAATCGAATTTTAAAGACTGAAATTTGCGGAAAAGTCTGCAAATTCATCTTGTAAAATTCAAAAAAGGAGTTGAATACTATGCCCGTAAAACCCGAAAGGCAGTACCGCTCAATGAGCATGACGGTGCAGCCTCAGAGCGAGAAGCTCATCGACACCGACTACTACGTTGAGGGCTATGCCGCAAACTATGAGCGCTATAAGCTGTGGGATGACGGCGACAGCTCGGTCTATGAGCAGTTCACGAGAGAAAACTTCGAGGGCGTTGATCTCTCGGACGTTATAATGCAGTACAACCATCAGGGGGAGGTCTTTGCCCGGTGCAAGAATGGTTCCCTTATTGTCAGGATAGATGATAAGGGACTTTTCATTGCCGCTGATCTGGGGCAGACAGCGCGCGGAAAAGAGGTCTATGAGATGATATCAAAGGGAATGATCGACAAGATGTCGTGGAGCTTCATCCCTGAGGGAATGCACTTCGACAGCAAGACCCGGACCGTTACCTACAGCGGCATCAAGAAGATATTTGACGTGTCGGCGGTGTCAATTCCCGCCAACGACACGACGGATATACACGTCAAGAGCTTTGTTGACGGAGAGATCACCAAGGCTATGCAGGAGTTGCACAGACGTGAGGCAGAAATACTCAGACTGAAAATCAAAACTATTTTAGGAGGAATGTAACATGAGCAGAAAGAAAGAAATCGAGGAAAGACTTGCGGCGATAGCAACCGAAGCAGAAACAGAGGGCGCAGACCTTGAGGCTCTCAACAAGGAAGTCGATGAGCTGACACAGGAGCGCAGCGCTATCATCGAAAAAGAGGAAAAGAGACAGAGCATCCTCAGCAGGATCGCAGAGGGTACAGCAGGCAAGCAGTCGGGTATTGCAATGCCTAAGACCGACACCAGCGCCGAAGAGAGGGCCGCTCAGGACTTTGTGAAGAATAACAAAATGTATATGGACGCTCCTGCAATGCGTTCGGTGCTGCTCTCAGGCGGCACACTTGCCACGCCCACAAAGGTCAGCGGCATCAATGACCTGCCCGGCACGCCCTGCAGCATCGTGGATATGGTCACTGTCGAGGACTGCACCGGCATGAGCGCTGACAAGGTAGCTCTTGTTACCGTTGACAGCTCTGCAAGCGCTAACACCGAGGGCAGTGCTGCAAGCACTTCCGAACCGACATTTGCGTATGTTTCCATTACGCCCAGCACCTACAGCCTTGTGAGCTATGTTTCTAACGAGATCCAGAGACAGTCACCGCTCAACTATGCCGAGAAGGTCAAGGCTTCGGCAGTCAAGGCTCTCAGACGCAAGGCGGCAAGCGTTATCACTACTGCGGCACTTTCAAGCACCTACTGTGATGAGATCATCGCTTCACAGGTAACGGCGACCACACTGCGCACCATCGTGACCACCTACGGCGCTGATGAGGAGGTCGTCGGTAACGGCGTGCTCTTCCTCAACAAGACTGACCTCATCGCCTTCGGTGACGTGCGAGGCACCAACGAGAAAAAGGCAGTCTATGAGATCACTCCCGATGCAAGCAATCCCAACATCGGAGTTATCAAAGACGGCGGGCTGTCTGTAAAGTATTGCATCAACCCGAACTGCTACGCTCTTACAGGCGGTACAAACTCAAGCACTACAGCCACAAAGCCCACTATGTTCTACGGCGTGCCCTCAGCCCTCAAGCTTGACCTCTTCGGTGCTATGGAGATCAAGGCAAGTGAAGACTACAAGTTTGCTGAGGATCTTCTTGCAGTGCTTGGCAAAGCAAGCTTCGGAGCCGGTCTTGTTGTCAAGGGCGGCATGATCAAGGTGTCTATCGCAAAGGCAACCTGATGACGGAAAGGGG